ACCGGGCGCAACAACGGCGGAACCGGCCCGCACCACCCTCGGCGCAGCCGCCGCCGGAGCGTAGGAGGTACTACATGAATCCGACTTTTGAACAGGCCAAGCGCTACGGCTTTATCTTCCCGGGCGCCCGCATGTGGGCAACCCCGGAGAACCGCGCCCGCATTGCGCAGGACGCCGCGCTCATCACTACTCCGAACACGACCGTCCCCGCCGAGCTTCTGGCGTATATCGACCCGATGGTCATCGAAATCCTGACCGCGCCCCGGCGCGCCCGCGAAATCTTCGGCGAAGAGAAGAAGGGCGACTGGACGACCCCGTACATGAAGTGGCGCGTGGACGAAATGACCGGAAAGACCGAGCCGTATTCCGACTATGCCAACGGCACGACTTCGGGCGTGAACTCCGAATGGCAGACCCGCGTGCAGTACGTCTTCCAGACGTCCATCACCTACGGCGACTTTGAAGTGGACATGTCGAGCACGGCAAAAGTCAACCTCGCTGCCTCCAAGCAGCGTGCGGCCGCCAACGTCATCGACATCGACCAGAACCGTTTCTACCTGCTCGGAGTCGCCGGGAAGGAAATCTACGGCATCCTTAACGATCCGAACCTCCCTGCTGCGATCACCGCAGGGGCCACGGGCACGGGCGGCTCCACGAAATGGGCCGACAAGACCACGGTGCAGATCTACAATGACGTCCTCGCCCTGTTCGCGCAGCTTTCCGAGCAGTCCAGCGGCCTCATTGACAAAGACACGCCCCTCAAGCTCTGCCTCTCCCCCGAACTGGCCGTTCGCCTCGGCGCGGCTACCGATTTCAACGTGTCCGTGCTGGATATGTTGAAGCGGTACTTCACCCGCATTGACATCGTGACCGTCCCCGAGCTGCACAGCATGACCGCCGGGGAAACCATGTTCCTCATCGCCCCCGAAGTGAACGGGCAGCGATCCGGCACGCTGGCCTTCGGAGAAAAGATGCGTGCTGGACGCGTCGTGCCCGACCTGTCCAGCTTCCGCCAGAAGTTCGTCGGCACCACCTACGGCGGTATCGTGCTCATGCCCTTTGCCTTTGCGCAGATGACAGGCATGTAAAGCTGCTGCCTTCCCCCCATGCGAAAGCCCTAACCGTTAAACAGGCGGTTGGGGCTTTCTTTACGTAGTCAGGCGTCATTTTCCAAGCTGCTGTATATTTGCGTCCAGCCACATCTCGACTGCTTCCCGTACTACCTGTGAGCGTAGGATACCTCTATCCGTACATACATCGTTCAGCCGTTCCCAGACATGATCCGGCATAGATACAGTCTTTACTGTTGCACGATTTTCAACCTTTTTTTTACGTCCAGATCCTTTACGGCGTCCACCCTGCTTTTTTTCTTGTGCATCACTCATCCGTTGCGTCTCCCCTCATCAAAAAGCAATCTTCTTCCCACTGGCTGCGCCAGAAATACCCGTGCATCCTCTTTTCAGTAGAGACGTATTCTGTAATGCCGATCAGCGGCTCCGCAAAAGCATGAAGATGTCCGTCCCGTGCCCCTCCGCGAACTTGAAAGTCTGTGATTGCTGAAAAACCGATATTCGTTGCGGACAGCCATTTTCCGCTGTACGTTCCTATCGCGGTTACAAGCTGTTCAATGGGGTTTCCAGGGCTCATAACGTCGCGCCGATCCAAAACAACTTTCCCGGTGGGAATGCACTCTAGAAGCGTAGAGCGGTCATCATGCAAAGCCGGGGCGTCGTATGAAGTGATCAGCCCACCGGAGAACTTTCCGAAGTTCAAGAAAAGATCCACGGCGTTCGGTATGGAATGCAGGGCTTCCGACAGTTCAAAGATAAGGCTTACCCGTATATGCCCCGTTGCACCGGGCTGCAAAGAGAGATGTGTGGAGCCTTTTGCGTAGTCGCTCCCGTTACGGGATTTTTCAAAAGTAAAAGCCGCTCCTAATCTTTGGCTAGGCTCGAAAATAGCGGTTTCATGCTCCCCAAGGGGTTCGATGCTATGCACAACAAGGCATACTCCGGTAACTTTGGGACCATGCATCTCGCGCTCCAGTGCATGTCCCATCCCCCATGCTGCAAAGAGGGGCGCGCCGTTGAGCATAGTATAATTCGTCAAGATGTTTGCCGTTTGCACAAAGAGATTGGAAAGGATCAGGTAAGTTCCCTTTCCTGACGCCTGACGGCTGGCATTTCCGCGCACGGATTTGGGTGTAGAAAGAAAAATAGGATATTGTATCGCCTTCTTGGACGCAGCGTATCCTAGATTCTGAGGGTTTGCCCCGCCCAAAGCGAGATGTGCCCGTCGAATTTTGATACCTTCCTTCTTTTTTGAAAAGACATCTTGATTATGCCTTGTAACGGCTCCTAACAGCAAAACGGAAAGTCCAATGGAGGGGAGGGGAGACAAAGAGACATACCCAGAGGGTACGTCTTTAGGGATGAGCAGTTGACGAATCCGTCTGTCGACAGACTCTGTTTTTCTGGCAAATCCTGTTTTACGGATTTTCTTCAATGCCGCCTCTGTATCTGCTTTCTCTCCTTCCTCCCCCTCTTCGAGTGTTTTGTATAGAGCACTTACTTTTCCCACATCCTTGGCCCCGTTTGCCGTATCCAGCGGCATAGAAATCCCTGCCGCAAGACATGTCCTCGTGGACAGGTACGGAAGGGAGAGCGCGGCACCCGACGACAAGCGAATACCGATGCTGGAATTCGAGTTCACCAGCTTTGAACTGAAATCGATAAGATCGTCGATGTCTATCTTAGTCTTCCTCTTCATCGTCTGCCTCCGTTTCCGCTTCCAGCGTTATGAACTCGGGAAGAACCGCAATGCTGCCGCATTCGTCATCCATCTCCACAGCTTTAAATCCAAGCTTACGGGCAAAGGCGATCCGCATGGCCTGAGCCTCCCAACCCGCGTCGTCCTCATCCATTCCGAGAAGGTCTGCCCAGTCTTCCCGTTCTTGAAAGTCCAGTTCTTCCGAAACCACGGCTTGCCAGCATAGATCAAAATGGATTTCGTCTATCCCGCGCTCTTCCATAATTTCACGTATAGCCGTTCCCGCAGCACCGTCATCAAGATACGGAAGGTCTTCCGTAAAAAAGATGTCCTTGACGTCTACTTCGCACTGGTAGACGTAATCCCCGTATCCCTTTGCTGTTCCATACGTGCGGGCAAAGAACACCGCGCCGAAGTTATACCCTAACCCTGTTCCTGAGTTAGAGATAGCCAAATGTTCAATCATGCTTCCGTGGTACAGCTTCATGGTGGCTTCTCCTTTACCCTTTCGTTGAAAATACAATAGCACCATTTTTTGAAAAAATAAACAATTTTTTCAAAAAAGTTTTATCTTTTTTAACTCGTCAGTAACAGAAGGGAGAGGCAGAAAAACAAAAAGGGGCGGCTCTTAAAGTCACCCCTTTTCTACGATATTCTTTCTTTATTAGAATCCGAGCCAGCCGAAGCCCTTGGCCATAACTGCGACAAGGGCAAACCCTATGGCGATTTGCCATTTCAAAAGATCATACTTGACCTTCAACACTTCAGCACGAATTTTTTCGATCTCCGCTTGCACTTTCAGGTCCAATTCCCGAATTTCTTTTTGCAACCGCAGTTCCGTTTCGCGCAGATCTCCCTTGGTGGCACTGGCGTTCCTTTGGCTCTCGTCAAAGCGTTCCAGTACTTCCACGATGGCTTTTGCGGCTTCCTCGCCGACGGCCTTTTCAAGCTTTTTCCCATCATCGAACAGCAGCATGGGGGAATCCCTCCGTTGGTAAAGTCTTATATGATTCATGCAGGCTTGCCAAGGATTACCCTAGCATCAACCTGTTCGCGGTCTTCGCGGCACGGATTGCCGCTCTCATTTCCGAGATTCCCGCGTCAATCCACGTCTGGGCGTTGTACGAGTTGGATTGCAGGATGCCGAGAAGCGGATCCTTCGAGATGTTCTGCCGGGAACATACCCGGTTCAGCAGTTCGGGATAAGTGCTCTCCTTGACGCGCAAGAGCTCGTTGGCGAATCGGTGGAGCCGGGAGCGGGTTTCCCCCGCGAATTCGATCCATTCCTCTTCGAGGCGGTCGAGGGCCGCGATGCGGGCGGCGTAGACGCTGGAGGCGGGAAGCGCAGGGTATGGGATCGCGGATTCCGCCGTGGGTATGGCATTGATGGCGCGGACACGGACGGAAAGCAGGAACTCGCGGGCCTCGGGCATAAGCCGGGCCGGGAGCTGCTTGTATTCGGCAATGCGGAAGTGGCGGGTGGACTCTGGCCCCATCTTCGCCGGGGCCC